CGCAGCGTAGTCGCGGGCCAGTGACGCTCTCCCCGGCAGGACGCCAGTGAATCGCGCCAGCGTGGCGGCCTCGCACTCGTCCGCGATGGCCGCCAAATCCTCGTCCTCGCGCAGTGCGGCCGGCAGCAGCTGCAGGTCCGACGACTCGGGGTTGGGATTGAAGAACATCGCGGCACGGGTGAGAGGGGTAAGGCTGGTTTAGGCGGTGAAGCGAATCAGCCGGTGACGCCGGCCGCCTCGAGCGCGGCGACGATGTCGTCCTTCTTCTTCGCATCGCCGAGGTCGACGCCCTTCTCTTCGGCGAGCGCCTTCAGCTGCGCGACCGAGAGCGCGCCGAGTTCCGTGCCGCTGCCCTTCGCGGTCGTGGGATCCTCGTGGACCGCCGGGTCGAAGTCGCGAGCGTTGATCACACCCTCGGCGCCGGATTCCTTGAAGCGCACCATGCGCGTCGCGAGGATGTTGTGTGGCTTGAGCGGGTTCTTCGGGACGTATCGCTTACGAGCGGCCATCGGTGAACTCCTCGGAAACGACCCACGGCGAGCGGCGCGCCCTATGCGCTCCGCCCGCCGCCGATCGGGGACTCAGCCGAGCAGGCGAACGCCGAGCTCGGGACGCGGCACGACGCCACCCGCGAGGATGTCGAAGGCCCACTGCGTCTGCTTGTACTGCCGGGTGATCTCGAGGCGCAGCGCGAGCCCCGTCACCTGGTCGACTGCGACCTGCGTGATCACACCGAGGCCCTCTTCGGCCGGCTTGAGTGTGCGGGTCGCCAGCGCGAAGTAGTCGCGGTGGAAGATCATGTTCGCCGTGTGGTTCGCGGTCAGCGTGATCGCGGCGTTGTCGGCCACGGCGGCGCGCAGCGGCGGGTTGATCGGCAGGGTCGCGGTGCCGGTGCCCGATGCGGTCACATCCGCAGTGATCACATACGTCTGCGTGTGGCCCGCGAACGAAACGACGTCGCCTTCCTTGTACGTGCCGGTCGTCGCCGTCATGCCGTCGATGGCGATCGTGGCATCTCCGATCGCGTGCGCGCCCACGACGAGTGGCGTGCCACCCGGGACGCCAGCGGTGTGCTCCGGCACGTTCTGGTTCATGTGCCAGTCGGCGCCCAGCTTCCGGCCGATCATGCCCTCGATCACGCCGCCCTGATCGCCGCGCTTGTCGGCATCCTGGAAGAGCGAGAGGCCAAGCGCGTTCGCTTCGGCCGAGGGATCGAGCAGCACGCGGCGGTCACCGAGCGACGCGAGCTCGATGTTGAGCAGCTTGCGCGCGTCCTGGTACACGGCCGTCGTGGTCGCAAACGGCGTGGTGCCCGCCGTGCCCGAGACGTTGAACGACGCCTTCACCATCTTGTCGAGGACATAGGCGTCGAGCGAGTTGACCACGGACTTGATCGCCTCGGAGACGGCCATCGGGATGGTGCCGCGGCCCACGTCGCCGAAGTCCTTGTCGGTGAGGTGGAACGGGGCCTCTTCCCAGAAATCGAACTCGATGCTCGCCTTGGTGGGCGCCGAGTCGACGCCGGCGGGAGGCTGGTGCGACGGAGTGACCGGGCGCGACGCGATCGCGCTGGAGATCGGGATGTCGATGATCGAGCCGATCTCGGCGGCCTGGACGTCGTAGTTCCGATTGACGAGGCGCGACGTGACGGCGTTCTGGCGGAGGGCGATGAGGCCGGCCGCCATGATCTTGGGGGCTGCAGCTGCGAGGTTGTTGGCCATGGGATGGGCGTGGGTGGGCCGCCCGAGCGGGCGCGGCGGTTACTGGACCGTCACGTCTCCCTTGAGGATCCCTTCCGCGTTCTCGCCGAACGCATGCGCGTCGGTCGCCGAGATCACCCTGCCGCCGCCCTTGTTGTCGCCGCTCTGCACGCCGGCGCCCTTCTGGGCTGGTTCGAGGAAGTCGCGAAACTCTGGGTCCTTCGAGAAGTCCGTGAAGAAGTGCCTCACCCCCTTGTAGGGATGCGGCGCACCGGACTCACCCGAGACCGCGAACGACTTGCCGTCCGGATTGCGGACCAGCCAGTCACTCACCTCGTCGTCAAAACCGAAATGCTGCTCGATCATGCCGACGATCGCCGGGACCTTCGTGCCCGGCAGAGGCTTCAGGTAAGCCTTCTTCACTCCGGCGGCTGCAGCTTCGGCGACGATCTGGGCATGGAGTTGCGAGCGCGTCAGGGCGGTGAGCTTGCCCTTCAGCGTGTCGTTCTCCTTCTGCAGCGGCTGGTACCGAGTGCGATCGGCTTCCTTGATCGCGGCCTCGATCTCTTCGGCCGACGTGGCCGAACCCTTCCCCTTCTCGCCAGGCTTGACGTTCCACGCGGTCAGTGCTTCGGTGCGGAACTCCTCGTCCTGCAGGAGCTCCTTCTTGACTGACTTCGTGTGCCGAACCAGACGATCCGAGACGATGCTCTCGACCGCATCCTTCGCGATCATGGAGGCCTTCGCTTCGTCGGGGCTGAGGTACCCTGCGGGGAGTTCGACTTCGATCTCCTTGCCCTCGTACATCACTTTCGCCTTCGCCATCGGAGTTTCTCCCTCGCCCATCCGGGGCGGTCGGCTCGAGCGCGTTTTTTGAGCGCCCGGTAAGTGGTGCCAACGCAAAAGGCCGCTTCTCCCCGGAGGGAAAAGCGGCCGTGTCGTCGGCGGTGGTGCGTGGCTTACGTCATCTGCTGCGCCGCCGAGGGATCAGCCCGGCGTGAAGGCAACGATAGTGCGGAATCTTCTGGCGCGCAAGGATTGATGCAGGAACGTCAGTCGTGCGCGGGCTCATCCCCGGGCGCGAGCGCCTCGACCTTGAGCGTGGGGCACTTCCCGCAGTCCACGTAGTGCACCGTGCGGAAGCCGATTCCGCCGCCCTGCATGGGCTCCATCTCGACGCGTAGAAGTCGCTCGCGGCCGCAGGTGGGGCAAGCGCCGAGCGTTGAGAGGGTGGACGGGGTGTCGTCAGGCACCTCCTACGCTACCGCCCGCCGGCCGTCCCGACAAGCGTTGCGACCTCACCAATCGAAAGCCGGTGCTCAGACACCAGCGCCGCCAGCGTCCCGCCGTCCAGCTGCGAGGCGGCGAGTATCTGGCCCATCGCGCCCGAGAGAGCGAACTGCTCGCTCGCCCGCATGACGCGCTCGGCCTGTTCGACGATGCGGCTCTCCTGCGCCGCCGTCATGTCGCCGCGGAACTCCCGGGGTACCCGCACACGGTTCGCGGCGAGCAGTCGTGACGGCGAGGGCTTGGGGCGCGCGGCGTCGTCCACTGATCGCGTGACCGGCATGCGCTCGCAGTTGTGAATGACTATGCCCCCAGCAACAAAGCTCTTATCTTTCGCAACGGTCAAACACCACCGACGGAGGCTGACTTGAAGGGCGCGCACATCCACCAACTCGACCGTGCACAGATCGTGCACTGGTACGCCGTCCAGAAGATCAGCGAGAACGCCATCGCCAAGCGCGTCGGCGTCGACCGCGGGACCATCCGTGCGCGGCTCGTCGAGTGGGGTATCCCCCGGCGTAGCGTCACCGAAGCGAACATCCTCGTCGGGGAGCGGATGCCAGCGGTGCAGCGTCGGAGGCGCGCCGAACTCACGCGAGACCTTCAAGCCCGAGGACTGCCGTTCACTGAGGCGGCGCTGCTCAAGAAAGCCCAGACGGTCTTCCGCAACCAGCGCCTCAGCGAGTACGAGCGCGGCGTCATCGCGCGCTGCGCTGTCGCCGGTGTCCCGCTCGTCGCGCTCTACCCCTTCGGCCGCTTCAACCTCGACCTCGCGATTCCCGAGCATCGCATCGCCTTCGAGATTCACGGCGGCTGGCACGGAGCCCGCCGGAAGCGAGCCCAAGACAGGCGGAAGGCCGACGCACTCGCCGCCGCTGGATGGGCGCTCGTCGTGTTCGATCGGTCCACTCGCTGGAGTGACCAGCGCCCCGGCTTGGAGGCGTGGGTTGACGAGATCGTCAGGGACATCACGGCTCACTACCAGCGTATCGCCGGCGCGTAGCGCGCCAGCCAGACGCCACTCGCCGGACGCCAGCAACACCGGATGATCGTCGGTAATGGTGAGCAGGCGCCCGTCGGCCGTCCTCAACTCCAGCCACCCAGCGGTCACGCGTCCGGCAAGACTCTCCGTCACGCGTCCCCATCGGCCCCGGTGCGTCCAGACCTCGTCATCGACGCGCACCTCATCGACTCGCCGCCAGCCGCGTGAAGTGAGTACGGGTGTCCAGGCGGCAATCGAGCGATCAAACGGATGGGGCGAGACAGGCACCTTGCCCACCGGATAGAGGCCGGGGCCCAACCCGTACCAGTTCGCCGACGCCAGCACGTCGCACACGTCCGGGATCGACACTTGCCCGCGGAACGGCGAGAGCGTCCAGCGGATCATCGCCACCAGCGGGTCCAGCGCGAAGTGCGTCACCTCGGCTTCGGCGCGCGCGTTGTGCACCTCGGAGTACGCGATCCGCCGGGCGTTATACGCCATCTTCCGCGCGCCCTCCCGCATCGAGGGCGGCACCGAGCGGCGCAGGTCGGAGACGCGTTCGACCACTTCGCCGGGGAACGCGCGATGGAACGGCTCGGCGCCGCTCATGTAGGGCCGGAGCCGCGTGGCGATCTCTTCCGGGTGGAGCTGCTGCGCGAGCCCCTCGCGCACGATCAGGTTCAGGTCTGCGCCGCTCGCATCGATGGCCGACTTGAGCGCCGTCTTCCACGTCGACGCCGCCCCGCCGAGCGACTCATACGCGCCCATCAGTGTGATCGGTGGCTGGCGGATCGCCCCGAGTAGCGCGTTCGGGACGCCCTGCACTCGGGCCGTGTGGAGTGCCGCCTCCTGCCAGACCGCCGCGATCTCCTCGAAGCCCACCCGTCGCTGCTCAGTCACCGCACGGGTCGCGGCCACCAAGAGCCGCTCGTGCATCGTGGTGATGATGCGGAGCGACGCCTCGAGCGCGCGGGCACGCGTGACCGGCGAGCCCGCGGGAAGGCTGGCGATCTGCGCCAGGAGCCGCGCTTGCTCCCGCTGCAGGTCACGCAGGATCGTGCGCACGGCGGCGTCGGCGAGACTGCCGGCTGCCATGCGCGCGGCGATCTGCGCTCTCGTGTAGGTGGCGTAGGAGCGGACGGGCATCAGATGAGCTTCGCTTGGATGGCCTTCACGGTGAACTGTCGCACGAGTTCGCCAAGCAGCCCCGCCGCGCGCTCCTCGGGTGCATCGGCGGGGATCAGTCCTTCCCCATCCTGCATCAGGTCGGTGAGGTCCAGCTTCGTGCGCCGGGCCCAGCAGGCGAGCGCGTGGAGCATCTCATGCGCCACGAGCCCCGCCCCCAATCGCGACTTGTCGAAGAGCACCGCCGCGACGACGGGCTTCCGGCGCTTCGTCCGTCGGTCGCGAACCTCAGCCTCGACACAGACGGCCCGTGTCTGCCTCGCCATGCGCTTGCTGATCGACGGGGACAGCATCCGAAAGAAGGCCCGCTGATCGCACCGGCGGTCGAACACGTAGACGCGCACGTAGAGCCGCGACTTCGGGTCCGGGTAGAGCCGCCAGTGATGGAACCCCACGCGCCCGACGGCCTTCCTCACGCGGCCACCGGGTCGTCGTCTTCTTCTTCGTCCTTCGCCTTCGCGGCCTTCGGTGCCGCCTTCGGGTCCTCCGGCGGCTCGTGACCACGCGCCGACTTGAGCAGCCGCTCGATCAGCTCCGGCGGGATGTCCGGGAATGAGATCTGGATCATCGCTCGCGTCGTCTCTTCGGGGATCGCCCGCGACACCAGCGACTCCACCAGCGACAGCAGCGACGCGATCTGCGCGCCGTTCAGCGACGTGGCCTTGGCGATCATGTCCGGGTCACCGCTCAGCTGTGTGTCCGCGCCACCTTCGGCACCGGCAGGCATCCCCGCCGCGCCAAGGTCCGGCATCCCCATGACCTCACCCGCACGGCGCGCGGCCTCGTCCTCCGCTTCCGCCATGTCGAGCGCCTGAGCGAGCACCGACTTGAGCGCGGCGACCTTCGTCCCGTCGGCCATCTTCGTGTCGCCCTCGCCGGCGAGCAGCTGCGTGCTGGTGAGCAGCAGCTTGAGCATCTGGACGCGCACCGGCGCCACGAGCGGGAGGCCCTGATACGCCTTCAGCGTGGACGTCGCCGCCTGCAGCGCGATCGCCTGCCGGACCTCCTCCTCCTGCGCGTCGATGCCGAGATAGGCCGCGATCTGCAACGCGGTCTGCACCTGCCCCTCGTTGCCGAGCGGCACCGGCACGTCCTTGCCGAACACCCGCTCGCGCAGCTTGTCGAGCGCGGCCTCGGGGTCCACGACGGCGAAGTCTTCCGCGCGCTCCACATGCGCTTGCACCTGCGACGGGGCGATGCCCGGGCGCTCCGTCTGGGCGATGCGCCAGATGGCGCCGTTCTCCGCCGCGTCCATCGCCGTGGCCACGAGCGACAGGAAGGCGCCGACACCCTGCGCGACGTCCTGCCGGACTTCGGTGGCCGTGCGCTGCGCCGCCGAGTCGCCGTATTCGCGGAGTGCCATCATGAAGAACCCTTCGACCTTCTCCTTGATCACCGCCGTCGCGATCGTGGCGGGCTCGCTCGAGGGGGCGATGTACTGATGCGCGCTCCCGCTCTCCTGCGCCTGCAGGGCATTGAAGCCATCGGCAAGCTGCCCGACGATCCGATTGAAGGTCTCATCCGTACCGAACACCACGAGCTTCGGGTGATTCGCGAGGTTGATGAGGTTGTCACGGCTCGACTCGCGATTGAAGATGGCGTTTTGCTTCTTCGCCAAGAGCCAGCCCACGTTGCGCGCGAGCGGGAGCTTCACGCAGAAGATGGGCAGCGCGTCCCCGCCGCTCGGCGACTCGTACTTGTACTGGCCGGACGGTCCCTTCGCCCATCGGCCGTTCTCCGGACGTTCCCAGCGCTCCCAGCCCTCGCGGCGGTACACAATGCGGCGCTCGGTCTTCCCCGGCTGCGCATCCAGCGTGGCGCGCGAGTCGTCGCTCTCCTTCACGATCACGCCGGAGAGGCCGTTCTTGTCGATCGACCAGTTCGGCACGGAGAGCGCCGGCAGCACGCGCAGGACGGCCCGCTCCGTCGTGCCGGCGCCCGCCACGGTGTCCACGAGGACCCAGATCCAGTGCTCGAGCAGGAGGTCGACCGTCGCGCCCTTCCAGAGCGCGATGTAGGGCAACCCCTTGCCATCGGCGTCGCGCCAGAGGCGGCCGATCAACGTGCGCTGGTCCTTCGGGTCGCCGAAGTCGAAGCCGCCGCCCTCGCCCGACCACTGGCGCGTCGTCTTGTCGTCCGAGCCCCAGAGCATGCCGGAGATGGAATCGATGGCCGACGCCAGCAGGTTGGTGTAGTCGGCGAGCGCGACCCGCTCATTGTAGGCGATCACGCTCTCGCCCACCGCTTTCTTCACCAAGTACCGGAGGATCTTGGCCGGGTCGAGGATCTCGCCCGTGTAGTGGTCGCGTGTGAAGGCCCACTTCTCCTTCATGGCAGCGTACTCGGGATGCTCGTACTCGAGCCACGCGTGAGGATCGTGGGTGGGCGAGGTGGCGGGGTGGCTCATGGGCGGGTCCGGTGAGGGATCAGAATGTGACGAGTGCGCCGCCGACCGTCGGTGCGCGGCGGCGGTCTTCCCACGCCTCGAGCGCCAAGGCATGCGCCAAGACCACGTCGTCGTGCTGGCCCTCGGGGGCCGAGTAGAGCGTGTGGGTGCGCGTGACCTCGTACTCGAAAGCCTCGTACTCCGTGGCCGGGTAGCCATCGGGGACGGATGTCGTGCGGTCCTGGATGCGGACAGCGAGCCGCTCCAAGAGCGGCTGCTTGTTGAAGCCGTGGATGTTGAAGCCGCGCAGGTTGGCGATCGCGGGCTCGGCGCCTTCGGCGCGCTGCAGCAGCTCGACGATGGGGTCACCGACACCAGTGGCATCCATCACGCTCGGCGCCTTGAGGATGCGGCGGCACTCGCGCATCGTGTCCACCCACGGCTTCTGGAAGCGGTGTAGCGCTGCGACCTTGCCGTCCTCGTCGAGCCCGAGCAGCACGGTCCAGTCCTGCTTCTTCCCGAGGTCAGCGCCCCAGCACACCACCGGCTTGCCGGTCAGCGCGGCCTTCGCTGCGTCGATGTGCTGCTGGCCGAACGGGTTGCCGCCGTCGTCGCTCGGGACGCCGAGAAACAGTTCCTTGAACTGCGTCTCGGTGAGGTCCCGCTTCGCGTTCTCCACCGCCTCAGCCGGGAGGATGCCGCCCTCGACCGCGTCATACGCGGTGAGGAGCGCGTAGCCGTAGTCCTTGTCATCCCCCTCGCCACGGCGAGCGAGCTCGAAGAAGATGTTCTTCCGACCGCGCACGTTCCCGATCAAGCGCGCCTGGCCCTGCGTGTAGGTCAGGGTCGAGTAAATGGCGAGCCATGCCTCCCGGCGCGCGCGCGACCACTCGTCGCCTACCACCGCCCATACATCTTCGCCATAGAGCAGGTCCGGCTTCTCGGCGGTCTTGAACTGGATCTTGTTCCCGTTCTTGAGCCGGACGATCTGCTTCGTGTCGTTGCCGATCCAGAGGATACCGGCCGACTTGCTGTTGTACTGCTTGAATCGCCCGTAGGCGATTTCCGCCTGAGCCGACGACGGCGCGACCCACCAGAAGACGCGCCCGGGGCTGGGTGAGAGGACAGCCTTCTCGATCAGCCAAAAGAGCGCGCCCGTGGTCTTGCCGGCCTTGGTCGACGCCTCGATGCAGAAGAACCGCTTCGGAGAGAAAAGCGCCGACTGCTGCTTCGGGTACATCCACGGCCGGCGGTAGCGGATGACCTGCTTCCCGTCATGGCGCTCGCGCATGGCGACTGCGCTCATTCGTCGTCCTGCGCCGACGGCATGGGCGCGGCCGCCCGACGCTGCGCAGCCGGGACCTCCGGCGCGAAGATGAACGGGTTGTCCGGATCGTTCGACAGGTCATGCCGGTCGCGCCAGGTCACGCGCTGGCGGTTCTTGAGCCAGAAGATCATCGCCGTCGAATCGGGCGGGTAGCGCTCAGTGTACTCGTGCTCGATGACCTTCCCGAGATCTCGGTCATAGAACAGCTTGACCGCCTTGTGCTCGTAGCCGGTGGCGCGTTCATAGAGGGAGCGGGCAACCCGGCCGTCGGCGATGTCCCGCCCCCGGTTTAGGGCATGCAGAAAGTCCGGGTGCTCCTTCTTCCAGTTCGCGAGCGTCCGCGGCGAGACCTCGATCTCCCTGGCGATCTGTGGCTCGGTCTTGCCGAGTAGCGCGAGTTCGAACACGAGCTCCACGAACTCAGGCTTCCACGCGCTCGGGCGGCCCATCACCGGCTTCTTCGCGGGCGGGGCCTTCCGGGAGTTCCTCTTCGCGGTCTTCTTCGCGGGGCGTCGAGGGGCCATGGGTCGGGGAAACGGGAACGGCCGCTCACCCCGGAGTGGGGCAAGCGGCCGTGTGGTCGGCAAGGATGTGGGCTCGGCGGAGCGCGGCCGGGCGATGCGTCAGTATACGTCTTCTCGGAGCGGACGAGCAAGCGTCAGGGCTACGGGCTGTCAGCCGTCCTCATCTTGTAGACCAACTCGCGGCCCCAGAAGTCAGTCCAAGAGAACTCCACCTCTCCTCGCTCAATGGCGAGTATTGCGCGTTGCTCGAGACGGTCGGTCTCAATGTCGGCTAGCTGCGCCATGATCCGCTCGACGAAGCCGGAATCCGAGGCGAGGTCAGGTGGCACCGCCTGCGCATCGAACATCTCACGCGCGGCGCGGAACACATCGAGGTCAGGCTTCTCGTCGTGCATCTTGCGCTACTCCATCTCTTCGGGGTCGCGGTCGGGGAGGCGTTCGCGGGGAGGCCAGCCGCCTTGGAACCAGCCGCGCATCGCATGCTGGAGTCTCAGGAGGCGGCGCTGCTTCGCCACCAGTTCGTCCCGCTCGTTCACGTAGCCCTCGAGAATACGGCTGTCGAACATGAGCGCCGTGCGCCGCACCGCTTGGCGCAGCATGGCTTGGGCGCGCGCACTGCCCAACCCGTACTTGAACGAGGTGAAGGTTCCCAAGGCCATCGTGCGCAGCCACGCCGCTTCCTCTTCGGCGGCCGAGCGCTTCCCGAGGCCGGGTGACGGATGCTCACGCGACTCCTTGACCTCAGTGCCCATCCCCCCTCCGGTCCGGTGCCTGGTGAAAGAACAGCCCCGCGTGGTCGAGCACTTCGTCGATCGAAGGCCGCTCCCGCTGCATCCACGCGGCCTCTGCCTTCGTAATCTCCAGCGTGTAGACGAGCGGGGAGACCGGGTGGACAGCCGTTAGCAAGCTCGCGATGCCCACCGCGACGATCGCGCGGCCGCACTCGCAGCGGGCGATCAGGGTGCCGGTGAGGAATGTATCGCGTCGGGTCATGAGGTGCCCGGCAGGGCAGTGGAGGCGGTCGACATGCTGGAAGCCGGCGGCGCGGCGTTCGGAAGTGGCGCGTGGGGGCTGCGAGACGAGAGGCACCCCCGGCGGGACCTCGGCGAAGTCGGTCAGTGGGCCTCCTGGGTGGGATAGCTCGATCTCACAGCGGTTCTCCGGAGAAACGGTTGGGTTGTGGGTCGCGCTCGGCGTCCGACAGCCTCGCGTCGCGCTCATTCATGCGTCGGACAGCCTCCAGCCCGTGCGCCTCGCACAACATGGTCCTGCCATCCCGCATTCTGCGGCACTTACATGGTGGTGGGTTCAGCTCGCCCAACGTGTGGTGCCTCATGTCCCCTCCGTGGCGTTCGTGATCGCGGAGACGGCGCGGTCGAGGGCAGCGTTCCACGCGAAGGGAATCAGGTCACCGGGGACGATTTGCTCCCGCCGCAGCGCCTTCACCCTCTCCCCCGCTGCCTCGCGTTCGGTGGCACGGATGGAGGCGGCGTAGGCGTCAAGCGCAGTGGACCCGTCATGGTCAAGCGTCGCCTTCACGCCCACTCGGTTGAATGCGTCCACAATCGCCTGCATCACGGCCCTTCGCGCTTCCGTCTCCCTCGCGGTAGCGGTCGGTGGGGACGTGGACGCGCTCGTGGTGCTGACGTGCTCAACGCCTGTGACGCGGGACGCGAACTGACAGCAGGGCGTCGGGCCGCTCATGTTGTGCGCTTTGCACGTGTACAGGCTCACTGTCCGTCTCCGGCAGGGGTGGGGATGGGGTGCTGCGGTCCCTTGCGCTGCACCTCGTAGGCGCTCGCGCACTTGTCCGGGCAGCCATCGTTCGAGCCGCCGTTGCAGCAGTTGTTACCGCAGAAGCCGCAGACCACCATCGGCCCGCAGTGTGGGCATACGTCCCAGCGATGTTCCCGTTCACTCGGCCGCATCGTCTCCGCCGTCGCCTCGGAGAGCAGCGTCCGGCCGTCAGGCGTCGGCATTAGTCAGCCTCCATCGTGCTCACCTCGTAACACAGGTCGTCGGGGCACTCATAGTCGCCGCCGACGCAAAAGCAGTCGATGCAGCCGTCGCCGTCACACTGTTCACACGGCACCCACTCCATCGGGCCGCCGCAGTCGGGGCATCGCACCATGCTCATGGCGTCACCTCGCTGGCGTCACCGGAGGCGGTCCGCTCCCCCGCCAGAGAACGGGCGGCGCGCAGGTTCACTCGCCGGGCCATCACATACCCCAACGCGTCGTCAAAACCGCGCCAGTACCGCATCTGCTGCACGGGGTCGCCCTGCATGTCCTCCGTGGCCTGCGCCCACCTTGCGATCTGTGCCCGTGCATGCTCGCGTCGCTCAATCAACCACTCCGTCGACGGCTCGCCGTCCGGCTGCGCCGTGTGCACGATATGCGGCGCAGCGGAGCAGACTGGCGACGTGTGGAGCAGTGGGCCGCAGAC